GGTCTACTTGGGAAAAGGTTGGATTTTCATAGGGGGGGGTCTGGATCAACCGGGGTTGATTTGGCGGGCTCCCAGATAACATTTTTTGAGGGTTGAGCATTATGGAGCCTGCTATGAGCCGGGAAACAGGCAATGCGGCGGGCTTGGTTGCCATACCTCGCCCGCCGCGCTTTTTGAAAACGAAGCGTTCCAAGCAAGTTTGGAAGTATCTGCTTGAAGCGCTGGATTCCGCGAAGCTGGATTACAAGTCCGCGTTGACTGGTATCGCCTTGCTGGCCGAGAAGGTAGACAACTGGCGCGCCCACGCGGATGAAGTGCATCTGATGGGTGAGCGTTACGAGGTGGATGCCAACGGTGGTTCGCTGGAAACGGATGAGTCGCGGGCAGAGCGGCGGATGCGGGCTGAGGTCATCCGTGATCTGGACGAGTTCGGGCTATCGGTTCTGGCGGTCGGTCGAATTCGGGTGGTGGATCAGTTGACCAGCCAGGCCGATCTGTTCAGCCCGTTTGATTACGAGATGGATCGGGCTGGTGATGATCGACTGATGCCGCAGCCCCCACCCTGGACCCAGCGCAAGAAAGAAAAGCAGGTATGGAAGGAGATGCTGCCACTGCTGTGTGGTAGCGGGGTGGATTACAGCACGTCGGGCCTGTCTTTGGGGTTGTTAGCCTCTGCGATTGCGGACTGGATGGATTGTCAGGAATGGTTGACGGTGCACCACGGCCGCGTATTCGCGGTGAGTAGCGAAACGGGGCGGACCTACGAGGTATCAGCAAGTTATAACCGGAGCAAGATTGCCAAGCAGATCCGTGATCTGTTCAAGAAAAATGGGATGACGGTCTATTCATGCGCGAAGAACAAGGCAATCGCCAAGGGGCGGACTCTGAATCCGGAGCTGGCGGCGCTGCTGGAGTTCATCAACGAGCGACAGGATTAGATTTAGTCCCTGTTTGGTATCAACCTCAGCCGTGGGACCAGTATGGTCTGGATGTGCTGGCGGGCCGGGTGACGGTATGCCGACTGACGCGCTTGTCTGTGGAGCGGCATTACCGGGATTTGGCGGAAGCCGGGCAGCGTGATTTGGTGTTTCGGCCGGAAATGGCCGCCCACGTGATTAAGTTTTACCCGAAGCATTGCAAGCATTCGGAGGGGGAATGGCAGGGGCGGCCTATTGAGTTGTCGCCCTGGCAGGCGTTTTGGCTGGCGGTTGAATTCGGCTGGTATCGGGTGGATGGTCGGCGCCGATTCCGCACCTGGTATGAAGAGGTGGCGCGGAAGAACGGCAAGAGCACCAAGCTGGCCGGGCTGGGTCTGTATCTGTTCGCCTGTGACCGCGAGGGCGGGGCGCAGGTGTATACCGCTGCCACCAAGCTGGAGCAGGCCAAGATCACCCACGGCCAGGCGGTGATGATGGTGAATCAGGATAAGGGGCTACGGTCCCTGATCACGGCCCATCATGACAAGCTGTTTATACAGGGCACTGCAAACCGGTTTCAGCCCCTGGGGGCGGATGCCAAGACGCAAGATGGCCTGAATGTGCATGGGGCGATTATTGATGAGCTGCATGCGCACCCGAATCGTGATCTGTGGGACGTGCTGGATACGGCGCGTGGCGCCCGGCGCAATTCGATTATGCATGCCATCACCACGGCGGGCTTTAATCAGGAAGGCAGTATTTGCCTGGAGCAACGGGCCTACCTGATCCAGATTCTGGAGGGCGTTGAAGGGTTTGATGACGATAGTTATGGCGGGGTGATCTACACCCTGGACCCGGATGATGATTGGCGGGATGAATCCAACTGGATCAAGGCGAATCCCGGCCTGGGTGTGTCCGTGTTTCTGGACGATCTGCGGTCTGCGGCCAAGAAAGCTGCGGGGGTGCCTGCGGCGCTGTTTAACTTCCTGACCAAGCGCCTGAATATCTGGACCCAGCAAGTGAATAGCTGGCTGTCCCTTGATGATTGGGATAAGGGTAGTCGCCCGATTGATCTGGATCGCCTCAAGGGCCGCCGTTGTTATGGCGGCCTTGATCTTTCTAGCCGCACGGATTTGACCGCGTGGGTGCTGATCTTCCCACCGGATGAGACAGAAAAAGACTGGATTGTCCTGCCGAGGTTTTTTGTGCCGGAAGACAACATGCAGTTGCGCGAGCGCAAGGACCGGGTGCCCTACAAGGCGTGGGCGCGGCAAGGTCTGCTCACGCCCACGCCGGGCAATGTGGTGGATCAGGAGATGATCCGCGTGCAGATCCTGGAGGATGCCGAGCAGTTTGATTTGGTGCAGATCGGTTTTGATGACTGGAACGCCACCAAGCTGGTGTCGGAGCTGATGGATGCCGGGCTTGATCTGGTGTCGATCCGCCAGAATTTTGGCGACATGACCGAGCCCACGAAAGAGCTGGAAGCGCTGGCGATGTCCGGGCAACTGGTGCATGGCGGCCATGCGGTGCTGCGCTGGTGTGCTGGCAATGTGGTGGTGTTGCGGGATACGAACGATAACTACCGCCCGGCCAAGAATAAATCGCGGGAACGGATTGACGGGGTGGTCGCGCTGATCATGGCGTTGGCCAGGGCGATGTCTGGTGATCATGTTGAATCTTTCTGGGAAAAATCTTGAACCTATTTAGCAAAATATTCAGTCGTAAATCGGCTGGGCTGACTTATGACCAGATCGTGGCGTTGATTGATGGCGGCGGTGGTGGTGGCGTGGCGGGTGTGCTTGTGAATAATAAGACTGCGCTGCAGGTTTCCACGGTTCTGGCGTGTGTTCGTCTGATTGCAGATGGATGTGCTACGCCTGATCTGCATGTTTACCGCGATGTGGCTGGGGGGAAGACAGAAAAGGCCACAGATATACCGGAATATCGGTTGCTCTCGCGGCGGCCTAATGAATGGCAGACCTCATTCGAGTGGCGGCGCATGATGACTATGCATGCTGCACTGACAGGGGCTGGATTGTCGATCAAGGTTAGGGGATTTGATGGTCGTTTGCGGGAGTTAATCCCGGTTCCGCCTGGTAGTTGGAGTGTTCGTCGTGTGTCCAGATATGAGCTGCGATACCGGTGTTGGGATGAGTTCGGGTTGATTGGCGAGTTTGGGCCGGAGGATGTTTTTGTTCTGCATGGATTGCAGTGGGACTGGGTAAAAACATTTGACGCGGTTTGGTTGGCTAGAACTGCTATTGGTCTGGCGATTGCGACAGAGCGCTCTCAGTCGGCTAGGCATGAAAATGGGCTGCAGCCGAGCGGTGTCTATTCGGTTGATGGCGCTTTGAATGAGGAACAGCATGGGCGCCTGACTAGTTGGCTTAAAAAACATGCCGGGGCTGAGAATTCCGGGACGCCGTTGATCCTTGATCGCGGGGCGAAGTGGTTTGGAACGGCAATGAGTGGTGTGGATGCTCAGCATGTGGAAACGCGGCGGTTGCAGATTGAGGAAATTTGTAGAGCCTTTAACGTGCTGCCCATCATGGTTGGTCACTCTGATAAAGCGGCGACTTTTGCAAGTGCTGAAGCGTTTTTCTCGGCCCACTTGAAGCATACCTTGAAGCCTTGGCATAAGGCGTGGCGTGACCGGATTGATGAAACCTTACTGGATGGTTCTGGGCCGCTATTTGTGAAGTTTGATACCCGGTATATGACAGAGGGCTCCATGCTGGACCGTGGTCAATGGGCGCGCTCAATGACTGAGGCGGGTATCTGGACTCGTAACGAAGTCCGCGAAGAAGAGGGATTAGACCCGCTGCCTGGGCTTGATGAACCATTAACGCCGCTGAATATGGCGCGCGGCAACACGTAAGGAACGCAAGATGAAAAGTAAAAAGTTTGAGCGGAAAGGGTTGGTGAACGGTGGGCGCGAGGTGCGGTCGTTTGTCTTGCAGGTTAAAACTGTTGGTGATGACGGCCGGATTGAAGGTTATGGCTCCGTGTTTGGGGTGTGTGACAGCTATGACGATGTGATCTCCAAGGGGGCTTTCGCGGCCACGCTTGCAGAGCATAAGGCAGTTGGAACAATGCCAGCCATGCTATGGCAGCATGATATGAGCGAGCCAATCGGTGTTTGGCTTGAGATGGCAGAAGATAGTCATGGGCTGCGGGTGTGTGGTCAGTTGGCTTTGGAAACCTCTCGGGGTAAAGAAGCGCATGCGTTGTTAAAAATGGGTGCGCTTAATGGGCTGTCTATCGGTTTTATCGCAAAACAGTGGTCATATGACCGCGATACCGATGTGCGCACGCTGACTGAAGTTGATTTATGGGAAGTCTCTCTAGTGACCTTCCCGGCAAATGAGCAGGCCCGGATCACTAATGTGAAGTCTGCAGATGAAATGCGGGCTCCAAAAGATGCTGAAAGAATCTTGCGTGATGCAGGATTTAGTAAGTCTGATGCGACGGCTTTTGTGTCTCGCGTCATGCGGATGGGAGAAGCGCGGAGTGATTCTGCCGATTCGACCGCCGTGGCAATGAAAGCGGCCTCTCGGCTGCTTAATTCCCTCACATCCTGAAAGGAAATGGTATGAAAAAAGAATCTATGTTGTTGATGATGGCGGCCCACTTTAAGACCTTTACGGATCGCATTGGTGTTTTGGGCGTCTATGAAAAGCGGGAAGAGCCCACTATCAAGAGCGTGGCGGATGCGATTGATAAAATCGCTACTGCGTTTGAAGAATACAAAAAGACCAATGATCAGCGCCTGGAAGCGATTAAATCGGGTAGTTCTACTGCCGATTTTGATGCGAAGTTGGCTAAGATTGATCAGGAAATGGCCTCTTTGGGTGAAATGCGCTCCAAGATGGAAAAGGTGGAAGCAAAACTGTCTCGCCCTGGTGCTATGGACGGTGGCCGTCAGGATGGCGAAACTCAGGAAGAATCTGAATATCGTAGCGCGTTTATTGATTGGGTTCGTGCGCCAAATAATCCAGACCGCCAGCAGCGGGCTACGGCGGCCCAAAAGGCGCTGGAGTCCAAGAAGGCTTCTATGGATCGTGAAGGCCGGGCTGCGCAAACGATTGTGGGCACGGGGGCTGCTGGTGGTTTTGCTGTGCCTGAATCTATTGAGCGTGAAATTGCTCGCCTGGGTGTTGATATTTCTCCGCTGCGCCAGCTTGCTACTGTTCGTCAAGTTGGGACGACGGAATATAGTGAGCTGTTTGATGTGAATGGCGCCACGTTTGAATGGGGTGGTGAAGGTGATACGCGGAATAAAACGAATACACCTGATTTAAAGAACGTGTCCCCTACGTTTGGTATGGCGACGGCGAAACCGCAGGCATCTGAAGAGTCTTTGGATGATATTTTCTTCAATGTTGAAGAATGGTTGGTGAATTCTGCTGCTGAAGCGATTTCCCAGGGCGAAGGTGCGGCGTTTGTGAGTGGTAGTGGTGTTAAAAAGCCAACTGGTTTTATGGCGGGTGCGGTGGTTGCGACTGCTGACGCAACCCGAGAATTCGGTGTATTGCAGAGTATTTTGAGCGGTAATGCGGCTGCGCTGCCTACAAGCCTGGATGGATTGCTGGATATGGTGTATTCCCTGCGCGCTCGCTATCGTCGTAATGCAACGTGGATGGCAAATCGTCTTGTTTTGGCGGCTTTGCGTAAATACAAGGGTGCAGACGGTCAATACATGTGGCAGCCGTCTTTGGTTGCTGGCCAGCCTGATTTGTTTATGGGGTATGCCGTTGCCGAGTGTGAAGATATGCCGAATGTTGCTGCAAATGCCTATCCATTGGCGTTTGGGGACTTCAAGGAAGGTTATCTGATTGCTGATCGTGTTGGCCTGCGTATTACTCGGGATGAAGTGACCGAGCCAGGTACTGTGAAGTTCTATGTGCGCAAGCGTGTTGGCGGTATTTTGCGTAACTCCCAGGCAATTAAACTGCTGAAAATCGCAGCTTAATTTGTTCTGCTTTAACAATAAATGGCCCCTGTATTGGGGCCATTTTTTTGGAGATGGCTATGGCTAACTATGTGGTTGTAGTGCCTTTCTCGTGGGCGTTTCGCGGGTGTGATGTGGTTGATTTTGTTTGTGGTGATGAGTTTGGCGATGATGATGTGGATTTGGTTGAGGTCGCCAAATCTCAGGGATGGATTGAGGAATGCTCTGATGATGCTGCGCCCGTTATTGGTCCATCCGAGCCAGCCGCTGATCCTGCTGCGCCAGTCTCCGAGGGCGAGGCGGCGGCATGATCAAGATCATCACTCCTGCTATTGATCATCCGGTGACGCTTGCGATGGCGAAGGCTCATTTGCGGGTTGATGCTGATTTTGATGATGACGATCAGTTGATTGGTGTGCTGATCAATGCGGCTGTTCAGCGGGGGGAGTCTGAAACCGGGCGGCTGTTTATGCCGCAGGTGGTGGGGGTGACGTTGCCCGGATTCTCCCGTGAAATGCACCTGCCTGGTGTTGGCTATGTGCGCGATGTAGTGTCTGTGCAGTATGTGGATCGGGATGGGGCGCTGCAGACTGTGCCTGTTGGGGATTATCGGGTGCTGGGTGAAAACAGGCTGGTCCCTGTGTATGGCAAGTCCTGGCCGCGAGCCTTGCCGATTGCCGATGCCGTGTCTGTTGTTGTGGCTGCGGGTTGGGATTCTGCTGATGCGGTTCCGGATGCGATTAAGCAGTGGATTTTGCTGCAGGTGTCTACTGCGTATAAGCAGCGCGAGGCGGTGGTGGATGGTAATCAAAGTTCTCTGCCTCGGCCGTTTGTAGATGGGCTGCTGGACCCTTGGAGGATTTATTGATGCCTATTGCAGCCGGAAAGCTGGACCAGAGAATACAGATTCAGCGTCAGGAAAAGATGCAGGATGGGGCGGGCCAGCCGGTTGGGGTGTGGGTGGATTTCGTCAAAACATGGGGCAATATAAAGTTTCCAACAGGTAGCGCGACCATGCAGGTTCTGGATTCGGCGGCGGGTGCAGATGTTTCTGTTGTTCGCTGCTCTATCCAAGCTCGGTGGCGGGCAGATATTGATGCCGGAATGCGGGTGGTGACCAAGTTTGGTATTTTCGATCTCAAGGCAGTCTTGCCGGATGGCGATGATGGCATGTTCCTTGTTTGCGAGGTGTCAAAGTGAGTTTTGATATCAGTATCGATTTGTCAGGTCTTAATAATTACCTGGATAGCAAGGTCGAGGCTGTTGCCGAGGCTGTTCGGCCTGCAGCCCAGGCTGGCGCCCAGGTGCTGTATGAGGCTGTCTGCCGTAATGTGGATGGCCTTGGGAAAGAGACGGGCAATCTGCGGGCATCGATCTACCAGGCATATAGCAAAGACCATAGTAGTGATGGTGAGCAGGCCACGTATCACGTGAGTTGGAACGCCAAAAAAGCCCCGCATGGGCATCTGGTTGAATATGGCTATGTCCAGAAGTTCAGGGTTTACGTGGCGAAGGATGGGAAATTCGTAACTACAAAGATTCCGTTGGCCTCGCCTAAGCATATCCCGCCGCATTCGTTCGTGCGGTCGGCTATCTCGCAATTTGGAGCGGCGGAAGCTGCAGTGAAAAACAAATTTCTGGGGCTGATCAATGACCATTGAAGAAATTGTATTCACGGCGTGTGGCCCGTTGTTTGCTGGCCGGGTTTACCCGTCCGGGGCTGAGTATGGCACGGTTAGGCCATACTGCATCTATCACGTGATCGGCGGGGAGAGTGTGGATCTGCTGGATGATGCGGAGGCGCCTGATTTGGCTAATCAGTTGGTGCAGGTCGATGTATGGGGTGACTCTGCGATAGGGGCCAGCCAGTTGATTTTTGCGGTTGAAAAGGCGCTACGCGGATCGGCCAATGTGCAATCGGCCAAACCGGTGAGCGCGCCTCGCGCAGTCTCTGAAGTTGATCTCGGGTTGTATGGTAAGCAGCAGGATTTTTCGGTCTGGTTCTCCAGATCGTAAGCCCACGACCTTTGTGGTTTTTTTATATGCCGCCTTGTGCGGCTTTTTTATTATCTGGAGAAAAGCATGGCTCTTAAATTGCCCAACGGCACCAAGTTCTTTATTTCTACCGCACTTGATGTGGCAAAGCATGTTACTGCGGTGACAACTGCGAATCCGGCAGTAGCGACTGCTGCGGCGCATGGTCTGGCAAATGGCGCCCCGGTGTTGTTTCAGTCCGGCTGGGAAGATGCGACCGGCAGCGTGTTTCAGATTGGTGGGGTCACTGAAGATTCGTTCACGTTCCTGGAGGCGGCGGGGCTGGATACCACGGATACCACGAAGTTTTTGCCGGGCGGTGGTGTGGGCACGATCCAGACGATTACCGGTTGGGTGGAAATTCAGCAGATTGCGGAATCTAAAGCCAATGGTGGCGAAGCGCAGTTCACCGATGTGGATTTGTTGTCTCGTGATAATGCTGTTCGCCTGCCTAACGGGTTCTCGGCTCGCAGCTTTGAGCTGACGGTGGCCGACGATATCACCCTGGATGGCTATAAGCGGGCCAAGCATGCTTCTGACCAGCTGGAAAAAGTGGTGTTGAAGATGGCGATGCGCTCCGGGGATGTGGGTTATTCCTACGGGTATGTATCGGTGAATGATGTGCCCACTATGGATAAAGGCAAAGTTTCTTCTATCAAGATGGTGTTCACGGTGGATGGAAAATTCACGCGATATACCAAGGCGTAACGCCAAAAAACAAGATCAACCAAGCGGGCTTAGTCCCGCTTTTTTTATGGGTGGTGATATGGCCAAGTTGAATCTAAGTGAAGCGCCTAAGAATTTTCCGGTGCCGGTGAAATTTCCTCTTTTGAGTGGGGAAGAAGCGGAAATTGAATGTTCTTTTATCTACCGAAGTCGCACTGAATTTGCGGAGTTTCTGGCGGCGGTCACAGAGGCAGCGGGCGCTGATTTCGCGGCGGTTGAAAGCAAGAATGCAGGCGATGAGCTGCGGGATGCGGCGCTGATGATTGTTGCCAAAAGCAGCGAATACCTGGGTCAGATTATGGATGGCTGGAACCTCGATATGCCATTCAATGATGAGTCCTTGAAGATTCTTGCGGATCGTTTCCCCGCGGCGGTGCGGGCGATTATGGCCAAGTATCGCCAGGCGATTGAAGAGGGTCGCTTGGGAAACTAAGGGGCGCAGCTCGGGCGATATACCAGCCGCCTCCTGATCCTGCGGAGTTGGCCGCGTGGGGGTTTTCTGCTGCTGATTTTGATGAGCAGATTGATGTTTGGCCTGAAAACCTCCCGGCGGTGGATTTGTTTCTGCAAATGCAAACGCAGTGGTCAGTCGGGATGGCTGGCCCGGTCGGGCTGCGCTACGAGGTTTTGTTTTTGCTGATGGATCGTATGGGGTTGTCTGGTCGGGATGTTGACTGGATGTTTAGCGATGTCCGCGTGATGGAGCTGGCGGCTTTGGAGGAAATGCGGAATGCCTGACATGTCTAGCGGTCAAGAGGGAAAGGTCCAGCTTGTAGCGGCGCTTGATGCCACTGACGCCAAGCAGGGGCTGGAGGATTTAAAAGATACCGCCAAAACGGTTGGCGATTCGGTAGGTAGGTCGGCTGGGGATGCTGCGGCGAAGTTCGACCGTGGCACCCAAGTTATGATTGCGTCAATCCAGCGCGCTACGGTTGCGCTGCAATCGGGTGGTCGGCAGACAGAAGAGTATTACCGTCTGATCGCTTCGCAGAAAAACATTGGTACAGGTGCGCTGGAACCGTACCTTGCGCAATTGCGGGCGGCCCAGGCTGGGCAGGTGAATCTGGGTAAAGCTGCGACCAAGTCATCGAAAGAGCAGCAGATGGCGATGCGCATGTTGCCTGCGCAGATGACCGATGTGGTGACCAGTATTGCGGGTGGTCAAAAAGCCTGGTTGGTCGCTATTCAGCAGGGCGGCCAGATCAAGGATTCGTTCGGTGGTATTGGCGCTGCAGCGCGGGCCTTGGTTGGGTTCCTTGGTCCGGTCGGTTTGGGTTTGACCGGTGTGGCTGCTGCTGGGGCTTTGTTGGCGTATTCGAATGCCAAGGCGACTGACCATATCAATGAAATGACGCGGGCGTTTGAGCTGACCGGTAACCGGGCGGGGATGACCGGCGATAGCGTGGATATGCTGGCAAAGCGTATCTCCGAAGCTTACAACGTATCGTCCGGCGAGGCCAAAAAGCTGGCAATGGACCTCGCGGCCACGGGCGAATACGGCAATAAAGCTGTGACCACGCTCAGTTTGGCGATTGCCGATTTTGCCGAAAAAACTGGAACGAGCACGGATAAAGCGGAAGCCTACCTGCTCAAGCTGTTTGATGATCCAGTGAAGGGTGCGGAAGAGCTTAACAGCAAGTATCACTTCCTCACGGATGCCCAGATCGAATACATCAAGGCTCTGGAAGATCGGGGGCAGAAAGAAGAGGCTGAGATCGTCCTGGCTGAAGCCTTGATGGGCAAGATGGACCAGTCGGTCATCAAGCTCAATGCGATGGAGGCCGGATGGCGTAATTGTGCTGATGCTGCGGCGTATTACTGGACAAAAGCGTTTGGTAGTTGGAACGAGGAAGGTCTTGGGTCGCGCCTTGGGGCTGCTCAGGACAAGGTTAATGCGAATAATGATCAGATTGTTGCGCTAAATGAAAAAATAAAAAATGGCACGACTGCATCTGTTGGTGTCAAAGGTTTTGCGACACCGTGGCAATCCAGCCAAAGCCAGATTGATAGTTATAAAGAGCGGGTAAAGGCGCTGCATGCAGAAAATCAGAAATTATTGGCTGATGCGATGGCGCCCGAGCTTGCGGCGCAAAAGCAGGCTGCGGAAACCGAGAAAAATGCGAAAGGCAATTCTGCGAAAAAGTATTTGCGGGATTTAACCGGGGCAACACAATCGTCGCGGTTGGAGGATGCCAAAACCCGCCTGAAGGCGGATTTTGATGCTGGGTATATCTCGGAAGAGGAATACCAGAAGGGTATTGCTGCGGCCAAGGATAAATACGGCAAGAAAGGCCGGGGTGGTCAGGCGACTGAAAACGCTTTTTCATCCAAAGAGTTGGAATACAGTAAGGCCGTCGCACTGAGCGAGCAGCAGATTGCCAATATTATTTCTGGGCGTGATGCCGACGATAGCAAGCATACAACGGCGCTGGAGCAGTGGCTGCAGTATGACAAAGAGGGCAAAAAGCTCTCTGCGGATCAGGTCGAGATTCTGCGGGATAAAGCCAAGGCGGCTGATGATGCGGCCCGGCGGGCCAAGGAAGAGCTGACTTATATCGAGTATATGCGCAAAGCCTATCTCGATATGGCCACGGCCTCTGATGATCTGGAGAGCATCCGCTCGACGGGATCGGCTAATAAATATACAGCCGAGCGCGATATGCGCCTGAGCTTCCTGCAGGGTGGGGCCAACGATCATATCAAAGACCCGGCCAAGCAATCGGTGATGGTGGCCACCGCTGCGGCCAAGGATACGGTCGCAAAGCAAAAGGCAGAGGCTGCGTATGCGTATCAGGTGGGTGAATCCATCAAGTCGCTGAATCGCCAGATGCAGTTGTTGGGCAAAACGGCCGATGAGCAGGAACGGCTGAATGCGCTTTGGACGATTGAAGATAATCTGAAGCAGCAGTTGGCCGGGTTGGATAAGTCCCGTGCTGATAGTGCTGAGGTCACGGCGAAGATGGAGGCGGATGCCGCAAAACTGCGGATTAAGACCGAGCAGCAGCTTGCAGCAAAGCGGGCGTATGAAAAAGACCCGTTTGCGAATTCGCGGGATGCACTGAAGTCGTATGCCGAAGAGGCCGGAAAGGTGGGCACTCAGGTTGCCAGCGCCTGGAAAAGCGCCCTAGACGGCATGAGCGATTCGCTGGCCGATATGCTGGTTGACGGCGAGGCGGATTGGAAAAGTTATTCCAAGATGGTCCTGAAAGAGCTGGCGAAGATTTTTATTCAGACCCAGATCACTTCGCCTTTGGCGAGTGCTATTGGTAGCTTTTTCGGGGGCGCGGCTTCGCCGGTGGAAAAGATGGCTGGTAATGCGGCGAGCACGGGAATGCTGGTGCAGGCGGCGACGGGCGGTTATATATCCGGGCCGGGCACGTCTACATCGGATTCCATCCCGGCGCGGCTCTCGGATGGCGAATATGTGCTGAATGCCAAGGCGGTAGATCACCTTGGGCTCGGGTTCCTGGATGCGGCAAATGCAGGCAATGTGCGCAAGTTTGCGAATGGCGGCTCGGTGAGTGCTTCGGCGCCGATTGCGGCCCAGATGGCGGCGCAGAATGCTTCTGCTGCTGCCGCGTCGTCTGGCGGTGCCGGTGGCTGTAATGTAGCGCTGAATATCACCAATCAGGGCCAGCCTGTGCAGGCACAAACGTCTGCGCCTCGGTGGGATGGCAAGCAGTATGTGATTGATGTGATTTTGAATGAAGTCAAAAAGGGCGGCGCTTTGCGTAATGCTCTGATAGGGAGGTGATATGGAAGCTTGGCCTTCTTATGCGCAATTCATTCGTAATGGGTACACCGAATCGTCTGATTATGGGGTGATTAGAACAGATATGGATTCCGGTGTTGCAAAGCAAAGGGCGCGTTATTCTCGGTCTATCAAATCAAGAGATTGCACGATTCTGATTAGAACCAAAGCAGACCTTGAATTATTCAAGGGTTGGGTTGGTGATAATCTGCATGGTGGTGTGGATTGGTTTGATATGAAAGACCCGGTAACCGGTAAAGTCATTCGATCCCGTATTAAAGAGGGAAAGATTGACTATACGCCGGTTGGATATCAGATCTGGAATGCGCAGCTCACAATCGAATCATTGGGGTAAATGATGCCATCAGAAGCATTTAAGGCGGCGTTGCTTAAAATCAACGTGGCCGAATCGCCGTTGGTGTGTCTGGAGATTGACCACGCTGATTTGGCTGAGCCTATTCGGATCGTGCGGGATACTCAGGATATTACGGTGCAGGGCAAGCTGTTTGTGGCTTGCCCGTTTCAGCTTCAGCCGCCAGATGATCAGGACGGG